CTTCTTGAGTTATTGATTCTTCCATGGTTGCTTCTGTGTGTGCTTCACGCATTGCTCCCATTAATTCTTCAAAAGCAGATCTTACATCTCCTAAATCACAATCGTCGCCACAAGCTGCTTCTAGTTTGCCGCCATCACGGAATACACTACTAAGTTCTTTTAGTTTATCCATTGCGCCATTAAATGTGTTATCTACTTTTGAATGTGCCATATTAGATACCTGCCAATTTTTTCAGTGACGATATTCCGCCACCGATTGCGGGTGATTTTGACAAATTCAATGATTGTGGTCGTTTAGGTTGCACTGGTGGCCTATCTGGCGCAACATAATCGGGGTGGTCAGGATTTGGCCTCGGACCAACGGCACAAGCTTCGTCTCCAGGAGGACAAATTCCAGGTAAAGTTTTTGGTTCTGGTTTAGGAAGTCTTACTTGTCCAAACTCAGATATACCTGCTAATTTGCTTAAAATATTAATATCATCATCTAACTTGTGTGCTGTATCTTTTTTCATTGTAGTTTTATGTGTCTTACCACCAAACTCGAAACTGTTTTTACCTGCACGAGCCGCCGCAGCCGCCGCTTGGTTAAATGCATTTTCTTCAATGTCTGCTTCATTCATACCAAAATCAATAACACTCATATCTTGCATAGCATCACGTAGTTGCTCTTCGATATCTGCATCGTCGTAATATAAATCGTCTTCTGGTCCTGGCATGTTGCCAGTAATAGATAGTTTACCGTCTTTAAGTGTAACTTCTACTTCATGACTAACTTCACCACCATCACGGTCTGTAAAGAACATTTCTACATGTCCTACTTTGCCTTGATCTTCTGCAACAGCTTTTGTGCCAGATAGTGCTCTAAGTCTATCTATATCACTATGCTCGTCTACTTTATCTTCGTCGTCATCTTTTTCCCATGGTGCTTTTTTAAGAGAAACTTTCTTCTTTTTCTCGCCACGTGGTGTTTCGTCTGCATCATAACGTGCACGATCTTCTGCACTTTCTGATTTAAATGCTGCATACGCTTCGCTTACACTCTCTACTGTATGATCTGGGTATACTTCCTCATCTACAGATACATGATCGCCTTTTGCTTTTAAATAGCGGCGTAAACTTGTGTCTACATCACTACCCATTGCTTGCATTGGGTCATCCATCATTTGTTCATCTGGGGCTGTTGTTGCTTGCTCGAATCCTGCACCATCAGCTTCTTCAACTTCAGCAGTTGCTTCGATTTTGTTAAGAAGTTCTGGGTTTACAAGTCCTGCTAATTTTACTAAGTCTCTTAAATCCATTTTTTTATACCTTATATTCTTTATGTAGTTCTGATTTAGGTAAGTTCTTAACAAAGTTAGAAACAAATTCATTTCCAAAATTGTCTTTGTGCTCTACTTTTTCAGCTTCGCTATAATCAGCATCTGCTAATACACTTTTGCTTTCATCATCAGTAGCGTTCTCTAAATCTTCTTCTTCGTCGATAAACTCACCTTCATTATATACTCTAATTGCACCAATACTAATACCAGTTGAAGATGCAACTTCTTCTTGCATCACATTTGGAGTACATGGTAAGTGTGTTACGATTTCCAAAGTAGACACTGCACTCGGGCCAATGTCTCCAAACCCAGCTGGGCTTCTTTGAATAATACTAGTCTTAGGTGCGCTTACGCTCTCTACATTGTATCTTGCTAAGTGCTTCTCTAATTTATCTAGTTGATCATCTGACATTTCAGCCACAGTACGTAGTCTGAAGTTGTATGTTTTCTCAGATTCTGCCAAATATTGCTTTAAACTTTTCATAATATTATCCTATCTTATAGTTATTTATCACCGTTCTTAGATTCTGCCACTTTTGCCATAATGTCGTTAATAAGGCTAGAACGGTCAAATTCTTCAGCAGCTCCTTCAATAGGACCGCCATCAATCGGGGTGTCATTGAGCTTGGCAATTTGCATTTCAACTTTCTTTTCTTCTAAATCAAGTTTACGTTTGCGCATTTGCATCTCAATCATCTTTAATTTTTTGTCCATCTTTGCTGTTTTAGCTGTAATGGCATTTGTCATCATTTTACTTGCGCTATCAAACACTGGAGCAGCATGTCTGTCTTCTACGTTTTGTCCAAGATCCATAAGATCTTTAAACGCATCCATTGCTTGTTGAGCATACTCATCCATGTCTTTATCAAGTGACTCTAAATCACGCACTGCTGGTAATGCTTGGTCAATTTTATCAGCAGTGTCTAATGCTTGTTGCATTGATTCTAAATCAAACCCAGTTTCTTCTGCTGTAGTTTGTGCTGGCGTTTCTGGACTAGCCATGTTAAAAACTTCTTCAATTTTTTTACTCATTTTTTTCTCTTCTTTGTTTTCTTAGGATTATTAAAAAGTTCATTCTCAGTTAGCACTCTAAATCCTACGCCTTGTTTTGAAGCAAATAACTTTGCGGCTTGCCATTTAGCTTCGTTTACTACTGCGGCGGCTTTTTGCGCTGGACTTCTAGCATTGCCAAGTATTTGTCCAGCAGGCTTAATTTCTATAAACTCAGCATGTCTTTTTTTGTTTACATCTTCATACACTATAAAAAAGTCTGGCACATACATTGTTTGCTTATTTTTAACTGGATGAAAATATGGTATGCGATGACTTTCACTTGCCCAGGCTACTACACTAGGATGTGTATCACAAAATCTCATAAATTTTAATTCCCATCCACTACGATATCTCGGTGAATGTTTACCAATATACCTAGATAGATTTCTAGGTGTGAATATTCCTTGTTGAAACTTAGATGCCATTATATACGTATTTATGTATTAAATGATACATGCTCTGGTGTAAACTGTACAGTCCAGGTCATTAACCCACTATCATTATACGATAGTGTGTCATGTGACGCATTAGTAATTAAACAATTCATCATGCTAACAGTTCTGCCCTCTTGAACTCCATTAACTGTGTTGTCTATTGTTACAATGTTAATTTGATTAAAGAAAAAACGGCCCAATGCTTGTGTTGCAGTAAGACCAAATAAGCTATCTACTTGAGTATTAGTTGCATTAGGAGCTAGTTGTTGTATTGGGCCAAGTCCTTGTGAATAATAGTATCGAGAATAGTCAGTTAACAATGATTGAAACTGATTGTCAACAGTATCATAAAATGTTATTGATGCTGGTGTTATTTCCTGCCTAGTTGTTACAGGACGCATTTGGTTATATTGATTAACTTTAACTACATTATATTGATAGTCTGGCATTGATACACTCACTACTTTTTCAAATTGAAACGCCCTACCATAGCTTTCGTCGCTAAGGGTAGGAGCAGAATCAATTTGCATAAAGACGCTAAAATTAAATTTTTGTCTAGGTCGCTTGCGCATTACAATGTCATCAACACCATATATATCCGCAGCACGATTAAACAAGCCAGTAGTAGAACTTAATCCCATCAGATATTAACCTGTTGCATTAACTGATGTGTTGTCGCCACTGTTACCAGTAAGTGTTGCATTGCCATTGGCATCGTAAATTTCTGCATTGTCATACTGGAGTTGCACAGTAACTTGTACTTGGTCACTTGCTGCGTATGCCATATCGCCATACTGAATGTTTGTAATATAACAACCACTTAATTCAAATGTGTCTAATATACCAGGTGTTGGATTTTGACCATCAAGTGTTTCAACTCTGGTTGTAAATTTATATCCTGCACCTGCTCTTACTGAACTTTGGTTTGCGTGGTCAACTTGTCTATTAAGTTGTTGATTTAATTCTCTTAGTGTAACGCCATCAATGTCGTCACGTAATATGATACTTATAGGTTCCCATGTGTGTTTACCTGCTAAGTAAATTCTACTATTGTATGCATCTACTGGAATTGATTCGTGTGTTAATCCAGGTCTGCTTGTACTAATAACATTTCGTGTTGGGGTAGCACTAAAGCCTTCACCCTCAAAAGTAACTCTGAAACGGTACTGTAGTTTTGGCATAATAGTAGTGGTGTTTCCTGCATTGTCTGGAACACCTAGTGTTGTTAATACTGCCATGTTAGTCTCCTCTATACTAGCTAATACTATTTATAAGAAATCAGTGAAAAAAAATGGACGCACTAGGCGCCCATTAAGTTTGTAGTTATT